ATATTCGTCTAAATCAATACGATCTGCTGATGCTACTGACTTGTCATACATTACATCTAAATAATGTTGGATAGCCTCATGCATCGTAGTACCAAAAACTAAATGGATAGAGGGGGAATAACGTTTATTACCTTCTTTGTATTGTGTGGCCCATTGATGGGGACACTTTCTATACATAGACATTTGAGAGTATGATATGTTTTTTTGAAAACCATAGTTTATCTCTGGTATTGTTACGTTTTGTAAATCTCTAACTATTTTTGGTAACTTCATCTTTTAATCTTTCTATATATAACGTTGCATCCATAAGTTCTTCTTGTAGGTGTTGTAACCAACCTAACAAATCAACATCTTTTCGTTCTAATGTTGTACCATATTTTTCGATACCTGTTTTTGAACGTTGTTCGAAGTTATCTTTAACTCTTTGAACATACTTGTCTGTTTTTGGAGTGAATGTGGTATCTGAGTAAAGGGCATTTGTGGTGTTTGTAACAACAATATCACCTGGATATAAACTACGTCCTAAACCAAATACTTGACTTTCGTGGTATTTTTTAACTGAATCACCCATTGAGTCTAGTTTTATTTTTAAAATATTTTTCTAATGTTTCGATTTTATCATCTGCATCAGTTAACATAGTTAATGCTTCTGTTGCGTTTTTATAGAAATCACCTGTTGTGTGGTCACCAATACCAACTCCTTTATTACCTAGTAACTCTAAACTAAGTAGAGCTTTATTTTTTTCGGCTTCAGCTTCACTAAGAAGCATAACATATAGTTCTTGTATCATTTTAATAACTTTTTAATGGTTTTATCATCATTTCCACGCATCGTCAATATACGAACAATATCTGGCTTAGCCAACAAAGATCGATATTCTGTTGCTTCTTTTTGTGAGCACTGATAATATGAGGATAGTTCTAATAGTAAATCGGAGTTAACCTTTTTAGTTTTAGATTTTACATATTTACTCCACTTATTGTTTTTAGGAATAAACTCTTTATAAAACTCATATATTTTACGTTTTTCGGTTGGGTGGAACTTTTGTGCTTCGTTTGCTACTATTAAATGATTAGGGTTCATACTAATCAATCTATGTATTACGTAAGCGTTAAACATATCCCAATCTGCGGTTGAAAACTTATCAGCAGCAGTTTTATGTTGGTTTATGTGTTTACCCCAATCAAATACGTTTTTACAGTAACTCATCCTTATACTCTTCTCTTAAATCGGTTGGTACTGAATCTTCTACTAGTTTACCAGTTGCTCCATCATAAAATACTGGAATAGGCATAAGCGCATCTGAATCTGTGCCTGCTACGAACTTAGATACTTTACGTAGAATAACTCCTTGTAGGAATACAGATTTACCTTCACTGTTTTCAACAGCAGAAGTGTTTTTTAAATCGATTGGAGGACCTTGTGGTTGTTGTTGTTGACTCATAACGTTGTTTATTTATTATTTATTAGGTTTTGAATTAAAGACATAGTATTGATTTCTTTATCAATACGAAAGTTTGATTGGTATTGGTGCTCGTTTATAATCATAGCAACTGTACCTTGTTTGTTAGGTAAATACTGATCTGAGTTATCATATAAGAAACGGTATAAACCATCAAAATCACTTACCTCTGCATCAGCTATTGTTTGTCTAATAGTGGTATAGTTGGGTTTATCTAGTGTTAACTCTTTTAACACATCACTCATATATGAAGTTGATGACAACGTTGATTTATCTAGACTCAACGTGTTATCTACGGTGGATGCTTGTATTGTATTGAGCATCTTACGAATATCTGGGTAATATTGGTTAACTAACGATTTGATTTGTTCTAAATCGAAGTTAGTTTTCTCTGTCTCCAATATATTAACTAAGTGTTTAGCTACATCAGATTTAGTTGGTGCTTGTATTTTAAACGTTTGACACCTTGATTGAAGTGGATCAATAATACGTTCTATAAAGTTACAAGTTAATATGAAACGTGTTGATTTAGAATATGTTTCGATTACGTTTCTTAACGATGCTTGTGCTTGAATAGTTAAAAAATCAGCTTCATCAAGTATTACAACCTTTAGTGGTTTAAAACTTGCTACACTAGCAAAACCAACAACTTTATCTCTAATAGTTTCAATACCTCTTTCATCACTTGCGTTTATATAAAGTGACTCACAATCCAGATTATTAATCACGATTTTAGCTAGAGTGGTTTTACCCGTTCCTGCTTGACCGTGAAATAAATAGTTCTGAATATCATTTTGTTCTAGATATTTAGCTATTGTTGTTTTAAGTTGTTCGTTACCTACATACCCATCTAGAGTAGTTGGCCTATACCTTTCGTTTAAAAGTGTATGTTTATTGTTGCTCGTTAGTCTGACTGAGTTCGCCATATAAACTGAATGTTTTGATTGGTTCAGGTTTGATTTCTACTTGTTCTTCACGTATAACATACAACTTAGAGTTTAGGGGGTCAAGCCTAAATGAAACTTGTTCTTGATTTATACTAAACCATGCCTCTAAGGTATCTGTTAGTGTTTTGTGAATCTTTGGATCGTTCACCAAACGCCACCTGTCACCAGGTTTTACGCGTTCGGCTATTAAATCATATTGTGTATTTATCTCTGTTTGTATCATTACATAAACTGTGTTGGATCAACTCCTGCTGACTTATCATCTGATTCTTCATCAACTACTACTGCTTCTGTTAATAGAATAGTACCTGCTATTGATGATGCGTTTTGAAGTGCAGTACGTGTTACTTTAGTTGGATCAATAATACCTGCTTCATAGAAATCGATAATAGTGTTTGTCTTTAAATCATATGAGTTAGATAAAGGTGCTTTCTCAACTTCGTTTGCTATGATGTAAGCAGCTGTTTGTTCAATACCCGCGTTTTGTAGGATTTGGATAAATGGTTTCATACATGCTTGAGCAACGATTTTACCACCTATTGTGTCTAGGTTTGTAATAGCTGACTTAGCTTCTAGTAATGCTCTACCACCACCAGGTACAATACCTTCCTCGATAGCAGCTTTGGTTGCGTGTAGTGCATCATCAACTCTATCTTTTCTTTCACGCATCTCAGTTTCAGTATTACCACCTACGTGAATAATCGCTACCCCACCTACAAACTTAGCTAAACGATCTTGTAGTTTTTCAATCTCGTATGGTGTTGTTGCTTTGTCGATTTGTGCTTGTAACTCTTCAATACGTAACTTAATAGTATCAGCATCACCTTGACCATCAACAATCGTAGTTTCTTCTTTTGAAATAGTAGCTGTACGAGATGAACCAAACCATTTTGTATCAAAACGATCCCACTTCATACCCTTATCTTTACTAAATACTGTACCTCCTGTTGTGATAGCAATATCTTCTAATACTAACTTACGTCGATCTCCAAAATCTGGTGCCTGTACTGCACAAACGTTAATAATACCTCTCATCTTGTTAACTATTAGTGTAGCTAACGCTTCTTGTTCAATATCATCTGCGATGATTAATAGTGAACGTGATTGAGCTGATACTCCTTCTAAAATAGGTAGTAAATCCTTAACTGTTGTTAGTTTACCATCAACTATTAGAATAAATGGATTATCTAAAACAGTTGACATAGTATTGTTATCAGTAACAAAATAAGGTGATTTATATCCCTTATCGAACTGTAAACCTTCTACTGTTTCTAAATATGTTTCTCCAGTACGAGATTCTTCAATATGTACTACTCCTTCTAATCCTACTTTTTCAATCGATGTAGCGATTAACTTTCCAGTTTCAGCATCGTTATTAGCTGATACTGTAGCTACTTGTTCTAACTGACCTTCAGCTGAAATATCTTGACTAACTTTATAACGAAGAGATTCTACTACATCCTTAACTGCTAAATCGATATCGCGTTTGATTTGTACCGCGTTTTCGTTATTATTTAATGCTGTTAATCCATCTTTAACCATCTCACGAGCCAGTAAAGTAGATGTGGTTGTACCATCACCTGCTTTGTCTGCTGTGCGTTCAGCTGCTTGTTTCACTAACTGAACCCCTAGTTCTTGGATTGGATCTTTAAGTGTAATAGATTTTGCTACTGTAACACCATCCTTTGTAGATTGTGGTGATTCAGGTCCTGCTATAACTACGTTCCTACCATGTGGCCCTAATGTTGTTACTACTGCGTCTGCTAGTATGTCAATACCTTGTACTAACTGTTTTCTAGCTTCGGTTCCTAGTTTTACTTGTTTACTCATCGTTTGATTTTAAGATTGCTAAAACTTTTCCTTCATCGCAAGCTAATAACTCACCTTCGATTGAATCTATTTTGGTTACACCTACTTGTGGTAAAATAACTCTATCACCTACTTTAATAACTGTTGGGATAAGATTACCCATAACTGACATTCTTCCAGGTCCTACTGAAATAACATCTCCTGTTATGTGTTTTTCTTTACCCATATCCGGTACTATAATAGAACCGAATGTTGTTTCTTCCTCCTCTAGAGGTCTAACTATAATAGCGTCGAAAACTGCTACAACGTTAGTTAAAGCTTTTGCTGAACTCATCTAATTTACTGTTTAATTGGTTAATATAATTGTCTAATGTAATTTCTTGTCCGTCTAAAGCCAGATGTTTTGTTGCTGATTTTAACGTTTCTTGTAAGTTTCTATAATAACCTATAGTAGTCTCACTATTAGCGTTTTTACGAACTAGATTGTAAGACCACTCATCTTGGGTAATGTAATATTTACCTAGACTTGGATCAGTAATAGTAACTTTGTTTGTCCCTTTGGGACGTCCTTTAAAATTTGGATTTGCCATAACTTTTTATATTTGACGTCAATATACGAATAAAATTTGTAATAACCAACCCCTCCCGGGCAGATTTTTACTTAATTGTTAACGTTTTTACGCCTTTACCTTGTAAATAAGGGATTTTAATTTCTAAAAGTCCGTTTTCGAAAGATGGGGATGCTTTTGTTAAATCAAATTTTGGATCGATTTTCCAACCTAAGTTAAAGGAACGTTTAGCTATACCTCTATAGATATAATCCTTCTTCTTTTGTTCATCTAGTTCATCCTGTTCAGGAGAAATTTTCTTATCGTAATTTACTCTTAGTGTTTGACCTTCAATAAGAATTTCAAGGTCACTTTTATCAATGCCTGTACACGCAATCTCAAAAGTGAGACCAAATGTATCTTGATAAACGTCTAATGGGTGTGCTAGTTTGAGGTTTTGTTCTACGGGTCTGTAGTTTGCCTCTGTTGTTAGAAAGTTTCTAACTAATAAATCGAATGGTGTTCTCTCGAACAAGTTTAATGTACTCATATCATTTGTTTTGTGGTGTCCTAAGATCACCGGTTAAAATAAAACATAACTATTGCCCGGAAGGTGCGTTCGTTATTTTGGTATACATATGTTAAAATATGTTTTTATTCATTTCTTGCCATATAATAAACACCTGATGTTAGATCGTTGTCAAACTCAAGTTTTAATACTCCTTGTTTGTTTAAAGATAGTTTTGATGTTTTAGCATCTTGATTAACCTTTAAAATATCTCTAAATAACATCGCGTC